CTGTAATACCGGCGAAATGCTTTCCGTTAATGTCAATCAGTGACGGTATGCCCTGGCTGTTAAACGTTTCACAGATGATATCCAAAAAAGCTCCTATAGCAACAGCAAACAGTTCTGTCTTATCCGAACTAAGCGCCCAGCTTCCCGTTTTGTCATGCCCTAAAAAAATAAAATCTGCCAATACTGTCATTGCAATTCTGGTATCATAACGATTTACAATCGCATTGGTGTCAAATTGTCGTGTTCCACCAGAATTTAATAATTCCAGCTTATAACCATCTGGAAGGACAACTCCCTCCATTTCGTCTCTACGAATATTTCTGACTATAGTTTCAAGTCCAGCCACTATATCCGCATTTTCTGGTATATTTTTGTCCCATAAGTCTACACCTTCTGGTCCATACAGCACTGGAAGCCCTGCCAAATCCCGCTCAATACCAATTCCTTCTATCTCTTGGATTCTCCGCTTGAAGTACCATGAGCGATAGGCATTTCTAAGAATACTCCTTCCTTCTGGATTATTCTTACGGCTTTTTGTCCGAAATAATAACGCCTTCTCCATAGGAATTGTAAATGTTCCAAAATCTGGGGGCGGCATCTGTGTCATTCCAAGCAGATTATCCTCATTGTCATATTCCCATTGATAAAGTGTTTCCTGTGCCCTTATTGGAAGTTTCTTCCAACCAATAAGACCATCATTAAATTTGCTCCTGGTTCGTGTATCTTTTGTATTTCCCATGCGCCGCTTATATACAATTTCATGAAAGCTCCAACCATAGGTGAGAAAAGACAGGATTTCTGATATTGTGTCAATCCATGTGTCCTGCATATCATTCATGCAGCTCTCCACAAATTCAGCAGCTTCTTTATCCTTTGCAGTATCTCCGCCTGGCTGCACATTCCAACTGCATTGTCTCACCAGCATTTCTATAGAAAAGAGGATAGCGCCTATTATATCATCATTTTCAGACATTTCCCTGTATATCTCTATCCCCCGTTTTCCCCTTAGCTCATAGAGAAATTCTTCATAAATATTTCCGCCATAGCGCCGCTGCCCTATGCGACCTATCTCTTTGTTATTTGCCATCTGTTCTCACCTCTTTTCCATTATCATATTTATTGACTTTACTCTAAACGTTCCCTATCCTATAAATACAGGCTCCCGCCAGAGCCAAGTATGTAAGAAAGGAGAATTTTCATGCAAAAAAAAGAACTTGTCACGGGATATTGTCCATACCTTGAATCCGAAACCACTATTAATGCTACATATGTACAGTATGCAACACTTGGAACAACACCTTTAGCTAATTTCCAAACGAGCGACTGTCCATATATTGAAGAATGTCTGGACTCTGAAGAATGTCCTGTTGCTCTTCAAAAGATATATTGGTAAACTGTTCCAATAATTCTGGACAATTTTCAATCCAGGAACCTACAAGAATATCTTTTTGTTGGGTTTCTGGATTATGAAGGCAAATCTTCACACCTGTTAGTCCTTCCAGCTTTTTCCATACTTTGACAAAAGGTGCCTTATTGGTACTTTTATATTCTTTCAAACATTGGATAGCATACTTACAATACATACACTGGACATTTTTCCCCAGCAGTTTTGACTGTTGTACTCGTGCCATACAATGCAGTTCCTTATCTGTTAATTCTGCCACCAGCCTATCACCTCTTTCCATATCCCTATAATCATTAACTATCTGGTTTATGTATCTTCACCAAAACTCTATAATTGTTTTTTATGCAATTCTTACCTCCAATAACTTGATTTTCCTAGATTACTGTCTGAAGGCGGCGCCGAATATGTCCAGCCGTTCTCTATTTCGCTGAAGGCGGAACTGCTTGCATCTACCATATCCTTAAACTGGGATTGTGGAAAGCTCTCAAGCTGGTTAAAATACATCTCGTTCCAGTCTGCTGCCAGAATATCTACATTTCCTTTGTCCATTCCTTCAAGTCCAAGCCACTGCGCCGAGAATGGTTCTGCTCTTGTAACCTTATCCCCTGATTCTGGGAGTATCTTTACAGCAAATCCTGACAGAAATTTCAAAAAGCTCTGTGCCTGCGCCTTGCCCGCCTGTCCTGGGTCTTGAGGAAGGCGTGTTATTACCCTTCCGTACTTTGCCTTGTCTGCAATACAGGTCATTTTAATCAGCTCCCGTACTTCAGCGGAATCCAATCTACGGTTAATCACATCAGCAACAATATAGCGCCCATTTTTGCGTTTACCGATTAGCACACCAGCCGTATATGCAGGTTCTCCG